TAGCAGAAGTACCATACTTTGAAGTAGACCATTACCAAGAAAAATTACAGCAATTTGTGCAAAAGAATAGGGGATGTTCCATTACAGGTGCTCCTATTGGATGTGAGTTTGACATTGGACAAGACTATAGTTTCGGAAAATTCGAGAAACTTTATGAGGCTAACTGATACAGAGTTTCCAGTATTCATTTTAAGTGCTGAAGATATAGAAGAAGTAGACGGAATAGTGTTTGCTGACGGTAGGTGCTTAGATGATAAGAATGCAAAGGGAGACACCTTAGGAGTGAGAAGGCTACGTTCTTCCTACCCTAACATGTATGAGCTTACTAAAGCTATACACGATGTTCCTTCGCTCATGAAAATTTCTTCTAAGAAATTCATTGATAGTAAAGGACATATATTTAACTATGAAAAGACTAGATTCGTGCCTTTAGTATACCATAAGATCATGAAAATAATACGCAAAGAGATTGCAACTATAGTATGGTTGAAGGATATAAACTCTCCTTTTACTATACCTCGGCCACCAGACCCACAGATGAAATGGGCTGGAGTGTTATATAATCGTACTCCATGGTTGATTTATGAATTTTCAGAAGCTAAGAAAAAGACTACAAAAAGAAAAGTATGAAAGCTATTTTATCTAACAGAATTTACCTTAACGTAACAGACGCGCAACGAGATCTGATAGATCAGGAGTTGACGTACAGAATACCTACCTATAATCCGTTAGATCCGCCTTTGATTATTAAAAATATGGCAAGGGTCAGGAAAGAGTTAGTAACGATTCCTTCCGGTAGAGAAGACCTCATTGACGGAGACTATGAGATAATAGATAAAAGACTTAATATTCCAGTAGAGTTCCCAAAGTTTCGGTATGATTTACGACCCAGCCAGGAAGAAGTTTATCAAAAGGTAGACGACAGTTGTATAATAAACGCTTGGGTAAGTTGGGGAAAGACTTTTACTGCGTTAGCAATCGCAGCCAAACTCAAGCAAAAAACATTAGTAGTTGTTCATACCTTAGCTTTAAGAAGTCAGTGGGAAAGGGAAATAGAAAAAGTATTTGGAATTACACCTTCAATAATAGGCAGTGGAAAGTTTAATTTAGAGGGGCCTATAGTTGTTGGCAATGTTCAGACTTTAACGAGAAGAGTACCGGAGATAGCAAGTGAGTTCGGAACAATTATTTTGGATGAGATGCACCACGTATCTTCTCCCACCTTTGCAAAAATTATAGATAAGTGTCGAGCACGATATAAGATTGGCTTGTCAGGAACAATAGAAAGAAAAGATGGAAAACATGTAGTATTTAGAGACTATTTTAGCCCAAAAGTTTACTTTCCACCGAAAGAAAACTATATGAAGCCTCAAGTAGATAGGGTAAATTCAGAAATAAGATTCCTTGATGGAGGCGGCACTCCTTGGGCTAAAAAGATAAACCATTTAGCCTATAATGATGAGTACCAACATACAGTAGCTATGATAGCGAGTGCTTACGCAGCGAAAGGGCACAAAGTATTAGTAGTGGCAGATCGTGTGGAGTTTTTAAAGAACTGTGCTAGTTTAAGTGGAGATAATGCGATAGTAATTACTGGGGAAACCCCTCATGAAGAGAGGCCCGCAATGATGGAACGTATTAACACAGACAAAGACATATTATACGGGACTCAATCAATATTTTCAGAAGGTATATCTTTAGATGCTCTTAGTTGTTTAGTTCTAGGAACTCCTGTTAATAATGAACCTTTACTAACACAGTTAATAGGTAGAATAATAAGACTAAAAGAAGGGAAGAAAACTCCCACTATAGTAGATATAAACCTAAAAGGTAATACTGCTAGAAAACAGGCGAATAACCGTAGTGGTTATTATATAAAACAAGGCTATAAGATACAAAACATTTAAAAAAATAGTTCTTGACAGACAGGACGAATTTTGATATAATATATGATACTGTTTAATTGGAAAAAGATAATACAGCATTCAGAAAGGAAATCCAAGGATATATTTGCTATCCTTCATTTGCTGACCTTTAAATCAGTACCAAAGAATAATAAGGATATACTGTATAAGTATTACCAGAGAGATTTTTCAGGAGATTCATTTTTGATACATCCAGAAATGGTGTTTACTGAAAGAAGAGGTCACGAAACTTTAGCGTGGCTTCATTACATTCATCTTGCGAGTTTTCGTAATTTGAGTAATTACTTAGAAACTAAAGATGCAACCCTAGACCTTTTACACTCACCAGTGGAAGAGGAAACTATAAAAAACAACAGCCTACTTAATATAGAAGATGGAAAAATTCATTTCCTATTTGAGAAGCCACAAGGAGAAACAAAATGGCATTAAAATTTGCTGATTCAAAAGGGGCGGCCCAAAAGTCGTCAATAGTACAATACACATATAAAGACGGAGACAACAGCGTTAGAATGGTTGGTGACATACTGCCTCGTTATGTATATTGGGTTAAAGGAGAGAACGGAAAGAACATTCCAATGGAGTGTTTAGGATTCAATCGTGACAAAGAAGCGTTTGATAATATCGAAACGGATTGGGTTCGTAAGTACAATCCTGAAATGAAGTGCGGTTGGGCGTATGCTATTCAGTGCCTTCATGACGGAGAAGTTAAAGTTCTTAACTTAAAGAAGAAGTTATTGGAACAGATCATGTTAGCAGCAGAAGATTTAGGAGATCCAACAAATCCTGAAACTGGCTGGGATGTGAATTTCAAGCGAGTAAAAACCGGACCAAACGTATTTAACGTAGAGTATCAGTTACAAGTACTCCGTTGTAAAACTCGTGCTTTGGGGGATGAAGAGAAAGCACTAGTAGAAGAACTTAAATCTATGGAAGATGTTTTACCTCGTCCTACACCTGAAGCTCAAAAAGAGCTTTTAGATCGTATTGCGGGTCAAAGTCCTGAGGTTCCTGCAGAAGTGGAATCAGAACTTAAAACAGCGGACGTTCCATGGTAGTACCGTATCCGATACTATTTACAGCCGATTGGCATTTAAAACTGGGGCAGAAAAATGTTCCAGTGGAATGGGCCCGTAAACGGTATCAAACTTTCTTTAATGAAATACATAAGTTAGAGAAAGAAGTTAAGCTTCATATCATCGGGGGAGATCTATTTGATAGGCTTCCTACGATGGATGAATTAGAATTATACTTTGAATTTATTAGTGATGTTTCGGTCAAGACATTGATTTATGACGGAAACCATGAAGCCACTAAAAAGAATCGTACATTTTTAACTCAACTTAAAAAAGCCACGAAGGAGGTGAATCCGTTAGTAGACATAACCGATTCTATTCATAATGAAGCAAGATTTGGGGTGCTCCCCTACTGTGAACTACACGGAAAATGGAACGCTAATAACTTTAGTATACGAAAGCCATTATTCACTCACGTTCGGGGAGCAATACCTCCACATGTTACACCAGAAGTAGATTTAAAAAGATTTGCACAATTTCCAATAGTATACGCAGGAGATTTACATAGCCATAGAAATACACAATTAAATATTGTATATCCTGGTAGTCCTATGACTACTCAGTTTCATAGAAGTTTAGTGGATACAGGGTATATAATCATAGAAGGTAACAATGGAATTGAATGGGAGTGGAAAAAGTTTAACCTCCCACAACTAATTAGAAAGACAGTTTCTAGTGAAGAAGATATGATTCCTACAGATTACCATCATACAATATATGAATTAGAAGGAAATATTGCAGACTTATCCTCCGTAGCGAATTCGGATTTATTAGATAAGAAAGTAGTAAAAAGAAAGACAGAGGCAGCTCTCATTCTACATAAAGATATGACAATAGAAGAAGAGCTAGTAGAATATTTAAGTTATATTCTAGAATTGGAAGATAATAAAGTAAAGGATATATTAAGTACATTTCATGATTACGCTAAAGAAATTGCAGTGGGATAACTGTTTTAGTTATGGTAGTAATAATTCTATAGATTTAAATAATAGTACCTTAACACAATTGGTAGGCACTAATGGAACGGGTAAGTCTTCCATTCCACTTATAATTGAAGAGGTTCTGTTTAATAAAAATTCAAAAGGTATTAAAAAAGCAGATATTCAGAACCGAGCCTATAATAAAGGTTACAACATATTTTTAGACTTTTCTGTAGAAACTAAACCTTATAGGGTAGAAGTACGGAGAAGTCGAGGTAGTATAAAAGTAAAGCTGTATTCTAATAAAGAAGATATTTCTAGCCATACCGCTACG